GTCGGAGAACTTCGTCATTGAGACGAGGCTCTCCATCCCGGCTGGTGCGGACTTGGCAGACCCTGCCAACATCCGTGCAGCTTTGTCGCTGCATTTCGGTGCCATTGCTCAGCAGTCTGCTGGCATTGGTGACACCGGCATCACGGGTATTCTGTAACAACAACCGAAGAAGGGGTCGTATCGTGTCTGCTCTGACCGATGGATGTACCTATCACCTCCTTTGTGACCTTGAAGGCCACTTGGATCCGTACCAGATTTCGATTATTGGTACGGGTGCTAGTTTGTGGCCGGACGCCACGCCGCAGCAAGCCGCGGCTTGGTACCTCGCCCATTCGCTGTTTAAGAAGTACAACGATAGCGATAGGCCAAGTGTCGAAGCCTGCGACCGCGCACTCCAGAAGTTCTTGGAGTGCAACAACGCGAACGCAGAATTCGATGTCCAGTGCAACTCACTCCATGACGACGAACTCATCCAAGGGGTATCGGATGAGATTTACCGTTTTTGGTACGGTGAGGACGGGAACTCGCCCGTGGTCAGCTCTTTCAGCCAGTTGTTCCAAGCTGGAAAAGTTGGCCCTGGGGCGAGCCGCAAGGCTCGCGCGAACGATTTTTATACAAAATTGTTCGATTCGCCCCTGTCGCACACTTCAGAGTCACTCTGCTTTTTATGGCAGAAACTGACGTCTAATGACCCACGCTTTTCCGAAGCAGAGGAAGTCCGCTGCAAGCGGTATGGGTTCCGTCAGGTAGGAGGCAACGCACTAAGTTTCGTACCAAAGAACGTTGATGTGGCACGCGGTATCGCCACTGAACCCACTATTAATATGTGGTTTCAGCTGGGTATGGCTGAAATGCTATACCCGCGACTCGTTTCGCATTTCGGGATTGATATCCGAAAGGGAACTGGCGACAAGATTGTCCAACAGGACATCAACCGCGCGATGGCTCGCATCGGATCTGTTACCGGTGGTCTTGCGACCATCGATATGGAGTCAGCATCAGACCTAATCAGTCTGCCACTTGTCAGGCGTTTGTTCCCGAAAGGGATGCTTGACTGGTTTATGCTGCTCCGCAGTCCGCACGTCCGACTTCCTTGTGGGCGTGAAATCGAGCTGCACGCATTGAGCACGATGGGAAATGGTTTTACATTCCCGTTGATGACTATGCTCTTTGCTGCCATCATTGCTACGGTCTATCGGCACATGGGTATCCCGCTTAAAAGGCGGGGTGCCGCGGAGGAGCGTAACTTCGGTGTTTTTGGCGACGATTTAATCGTCGTTACCGAAGCCGTCCCGCTGCTGAAGCGCGTGTTGTCACTATGTGGCTTCCGCGTGAACCATAGCAAGTCCTTTGTTGAGGGACCGTTTCGGGAGTCTTGCGGGGCCGACTTTTATCTCGGCAATCCCGTGCGAGGCGTGTACATTAAGCGCCTTGCATGTCCCCAGGACCTCGTTGTAGCAATCAACAGCTTAAACCGCTGGAGCGCTATGACCAATATCTTCCTTGAAGGGTTAGTCTCCTTCTTGTATGGTCACTTGCGACGCTCGTTGAAGCAGCCCGTGCTGTATGGGCCGCCAGACGAGAATGATGACGCATGTGTTCACGTGCCGCTAGACATGGCACGTGGAACCAAACACATGAGTCATGGCGTTGTCTCTTACGTGCGGTGGATTGCACGGCCAACCAAGGTTTTATTTGACTTGGATGGTGACAACGTCACAGCGGTAGGCGGTAGGGTGAGCCGCAGGTTTAACCCTTCGGGGGTATACCTCGCGGTGCTCTACGGTGCGTTAAGGGGCCCTAGCCCCGACTACGAGCGAAACGCTCGGAAACGTGGCCAACCGGCCAACGTTGCAGTCGGGTCCGTTCAGGCGAACGGGAAAGTGCGCTACGGGACG